TCAGGAAGGCGGGCGGCGGGTGTTTTCGGCGACCCAGGCGAGTATTTCGGAGCGTAGCCAGCCCACGCTGCCAGGGCCGATTCGGTAGCGGTCAGGGAAAATGCCCTTCCCGATCCAGCGGTAGATCGTGGCCTTGTCCTTCGGCACGATCTCGCGGACCTGCTTGAGGGTCAGCAGCCGGTCGTCCGGCGCGATCTGCGTCGCGACGTTCATTCTTCCTCTCCTGTTAGATCGTTGGCCCTCGCCGCGCGGCGTGCCTGAATGACCCGCCATGCGCTGTCATGCGCGGGGCAAAGATGCTTGTCGGCCGCGACTTCGGTCGCGCAGTCGTGGCAGATCGGGGCGTCGCATGTGCCGCTCTTGCGATCCGGCACCTTCCAGTCACAGAGCAATGGGGCGGGGCGGCCACAGGCGCAGCGCGGGCGACGACGCGAGGAACAGACGATCGCGCGGCCTCCGCCCTCAAGATGGATCGTCTCACAAACCATGGATGTTGGCCGGTGCTGCTGGACGATGGCGGCAGCCGATGTCGCCGCGCACGCCGCATTTGAAGCAGGGCTCGCGGTCGATGGGCGCGGACACGGGGTCGTCGACCGGGACGGCCCGGTCGGTCGATCCAGCCGAGGGCTGTCTTTGGTAGGTACGCGCCGGCGTGATCGGTCGCCCCTCCACCAGATCGCTGACCCGTGTGATGGTGCGGGCTAGCGGGTAGTGGGCGCGGCCTAGTTCCTTCAGCCAGCTGACCCCGCCCTTGTTGCCGACGAGCGGGCGGAGGAACTCCTCGACCGGCAGCGATCGGCGCGCGGCGGCGGCGCGGATCCTGGCGACCAGGTCCGGGCCGGTGGTGACGCCGGCTATCCATGGTGTGCTCATGCCGGCACCCGGCGACGAAGATGCTGGAGCTGCTCCACCCATAGCGCGTCGTCGGCGGCGCCTGTGTCGGGCTTCACCTTGCGGAAGGCGACGGCGTGCCAAAAATGATCGGCGGGGCCTTCGTCGAAGCGCAGGAACTGCCGGTTGATGACGCTGTGGACCGCGCTGACGCGGAGCAGCTGCTCCTTTCGCGGGGCGACCGCCTTCATTCCACAGTCGGCGCGGCCGCAGCCGCACCAGCGGTCGTCGATGCAGACAGCGAGATCGCCGACTTTCCAATCGTCGCTCATGCCGCGATCTCCTCGTCGTCGGCCGCGGCCTCTTCGTAGGATGTGGTGATGATGTGCGCGGCGGCGTCGGGTGTGCGCATCTCCGGGAACTTGGCCTTGTGGCTCATGATATCCCGGTACCAATCGGTCTGTTCCTGACCGCCCAGCACGGCGACCAGCAGCGCCTCGCTGATCGGGCGGCCCGCCTTGTCGGCTGCGCCGACCGTTCCGGCGATGCCGCCGAAGATGGTGCCGGCATAGCGCATGACCTGACCGTCGAAGCCCCGGGCCATGACGCGGAGCGCCTTCAGCGTCGACTTGTCGCCCCAGCTGCGCCGCGCTTCCCGGATGCCGCCGATATTGCTGATCGCTCCGGGCGCCTGGTCGACATTGTTGGTGCTGGTCGCCAGCGACAGGCCGGCATTGGCGATCAGGCTCATGACCGCGCAGGCTTCGGGATCGCGGCCGGCGAGCGCGGCCTTGAAGATGTCCAGGGCCTTGAGCGGCGTGCGCTGGCGGTTCAGCTGAGCGAAGATCGCCGCTTCCTCCTGCGCGGAGGCATAGGTGGCGACGACGAAGGGCAGCTGCCCAATGTCGCCGCGCAGCTTCGCCGCCTGCAGGCGGTGCTGCCCATCGACGACGAACAGGCCCTGGTCGCCGCGACGGGAGACGACCAGCACCTGGTAGAGATCCCAATTCCAGTCTTTGGCGATCCGGGCGATCAGGTTGCGGCTCTGGCCATTTTCGATCGAGCGCTGGTAGCTGGCATCGACCTGCAGCTGACCGGGGGTCAGATATTGCAGGACGGGCAGGCTGCCCTTGGCGGCGGCGTAGCGGATTTTCTGTGTCATGCCGCCTGCTCCTCATAGGCCCGGGCCAAGGTGCCGGGGGCTTCACGTGAGAAGCGGAGCATGGGGTGGACCCATGTCTTGACCCGGCGCAGCGCGCGGACAACGGGGGCGGACAGTTCGGAGGCCTTGAGCTTTTCGATGGCGAGATATTCGCCATGGGTGACATGGGGGTGGACCAGTTCCAGCCGCTTGGCGCGGGGCAGCAGGTCGAGCAGTTCCTCGGTCGGTTCCACCAGTTCGTGCTGATCGCCATCGGTGAAGCCGGCCAGGGTGGCGAGGCGATCATGCAGCGCGACCTGATAACCGGGTGCGTTGGCCGAGCGTTCGAGCGCGCAGCCGACGACGATCGCCGCCACCATGGCACGGAAGTCCTGACCCTCGGCGCGGTAGGCGTCGAAGGCTTCGATCAGATCCGGCCCCGCCATACTGGGATGCGCCTTGATCCGCTCGACCGCATATTTCCATGTCGAGTGCGCCTGGGTCGCGTCGACAAAGGCCGCCGCGCCGGCGACCAGTTCATGGCGCACGGACAGGCCGGCCATGCCGCGCTCATGCGCCTGTCGCCCCGGCTGCATGATGCCGGCGGCGGTCAGGCGATCGCGCGCCAGCGACCAGACAAGATAGTCGAGCGCCAGCGGCGTATCGCCCGCCGGCACGCCTTCGGCCTGTTCGACCAGCATCGCGCGGAGCATTTCCCGGCGCAGCGTTCGCATGATCTGCACGCCATCGGCCGTCAGGCCATGTTCGTCGCGGATCGCTTCGTCAGCGATGCGGCGCTTGTCCCAGCCGCCGCCATTTTCGATCGCTTCGCCCGACCCGGCCAGCGGCGCGGGCGCGACCTTAGTGACAGCGATCGCACTGGCGATCGGGCCGGCCGACACCGGCCTGGCGTCCGGGGCGTCAGGCAGTTTGCGGGCGGCGGCTTCGGCCTTCTGCTTCGCCTTGCGGTCCGCCCACCAGAAGCGCAATTCGGCATCGCCATCGTCGGTGACGATCAGCGTCGCATAAGCGCTGCTTGTCGGCAGGGCGATATGCAGACGGTCCTGCAGCTGATCGGCCATTGCTTCGAGCGGTTCATATTGCTCGTCGATCGCGGCGATGATGTGGGCGACGGTCGCCTCATCGAGATCCGCGTCATCGAGGGCGGCGATCGCCTGATCCTCCATCCGCCCCATCCAATAGCCAAGCCAGGCCTGCAGCTGCGCGTCGGCCGCGTCGCCGGGGACGGCTTCGGCGAGGATCTCCAGCGCATGATCGACGCCCTGGTCATAGCTGCCCAGCATCAGGCGCGGGGCGACGCTTTCGAATTTCAGGACGGCGGGGCCGCCGGCGTTGGCGACCTGCCCACGCACGCGGGCGCGGATCGCCTCCAGCTTTGCGTCGGCCATCTGGAGCAGCAGCCCTTCGTCGGCGACGCGGCCGCGCTGGTCGGCCTGGTCGGCGAAGAGATCGAGCTCATAGCGGCCGCCGGCGGCGGCATAGGCATCGGCGCCGACGAAGCGCAGCATCTTTTCCAGTTCGCGATCGCCGACCTTCATCAGCTTGCGGATTTCGGCCGCGCCGCGCCGCCAATCGCCGATCGCGTGGCGGCTGATCTGTTCGAAGACGTGCAGTTGCAGGGCGACATCCTCGGTCGCGCCCAGGGCCTTGGCCTGATCCTGGCTGATCTCGCCGGCCTCCAGCGCCGCGAAAATCGTCGGGTGCAGATTGCCGAGCCGCGCCCAACCGCGCACAACGTCGACGGTCTGGCCGTTGGTCTCGGCGATTTCCTGCAACGATCGACCGGCGGCGTGGGCATTGGCGACGGCAGCATATACTTCGTAGGAGCGCAGGTCGCGGCGCGGAAGATTTTCGGCGAGGCTGAGCTCGCGCAATTCGCCTTCGTCGCTGATGTCGGTGATGACGACGTCGATCGGGTGGTCGGCGGGCAGGCTGCCGGCGTCGATCAGCTTGCGGAAGGCGCGCAGGCGGCGGCCGCCGGCGATCGCACCCCATGTGCGCTTCTTGCCGCGCCCGTTCTTCATCGGGTGGACGGTCAGCGGGTGAAGCTGCCCGCGCTTCAGCAGGGATTGGGCAAGGCCGTCGACGGCGTTGGCGTCGGCCTGGTTGGTGCGAACATTGAAGGGCGAGACGCATAGCGCGTCGATGGTCATCGTGGTAACGGACATGGGTGTTCTCCTGGATATGCACTCCTCTGTGCGGTTTTCTGGCGTGCGGTTGGTTTCGGGATTGGATGGTGCGGACCGGGAGGGCGTAGGCCCGGTCCGCACCCGCAGCGCCTGCCGGGGCGAGCCTGGGGAAGTGGCAGACGCAGCGTCGGGGGAGGCGACCAGCAGCAGCTGGCGACCGTCATTGGGAAATTGCGCATCGAGCGCGCGGCATTCGGCGCAGGCGCAGAGGGCGGCGGTTGCGGTCACTTACGCGTCTCGCGAAGCGCCATGTTATCCTTGTACAGCAGCGAGCAGGTGTTCCGCAGGGATACGTTAGATCGGCATATCCGCCGCACGTCATTCGCGCGTTTGTGCTCGCCCTGCTGATCCAGCCAGTCCGCAACGGCGGCAGCGTCCGCAATGGATGTCACTGACTGTTTGCTCACGGGATCGCCTCCCTCTCCCCAGGCGCGTCGATCGTCATGGTGGCGTCGCAGCAGCGCGGCCACCCGTGGCGCAGGGCGCCGACCGGATCGACGCGGGTGGAGCGGCCGCAGGACCGGCACCAGACACGCCCGCGTTGCAGCCGGGCGTGGCTGGCGGCGATGCGATCGTGCAGGCCGACGCACATCATGCCGTGACGGGCGCGTACAGGATCGCGCGGAGGCGATCCTTTGTCATGGTGCGGTCGAGCCGGTAGGCGCGGCCGTGGATCTGGGACACGCTGTCGCCGGCGGCGAACATGGCGCGCAGTTCGTCGGCGGTGTAGGGCGCGGCGCGGCGGGCGCGGGTGGCGGAGCGGGTGGCCATCGCTACATGCCCTCCATCTGCCGCTCAATCAGTTGAAGGTCGCGGATCAACGCCTTCACACCGGCGTGGCTCAGCGTGACTGCGATCGACTCGTCCGTTGGCTCCGCAGGATTACCGCCAGCCAATAGCAACAGAACATTCGAGATTTCCGGTATCGGCGCCCATGCCAAACCTGTGCCCCTCGAGACCGGCAGTTCGACCGTTATGCCGGGATAAAAAAGGTGTGGTGCAAAGACCGTTCCCTTATCCGTCAAAAGCGCCGGCTGCGACATGGGCGGGAAATCCTGATCGTCGCGGTTGACGATCGGCCCCAGCAGTGCCTCAAAGGCCGAGAGTGGATGATCGATCATCATTCCATCCCCAGCGCGGCGAGATAGGTCTGGAGGATGGCCTCCATTTCCTGCCGATCATGGGGCTGCATCTTCCGCAGGCGGATGATCTGCCGCATGATCTTGCCGTCGTACCCGGTCGCCTTTGCTTCGAGATAGACATCCTTGATGTCGTCACCGACGCCCTTCTTTTCCTCCTCCAGCCGCTCGATGCGCTCGATATATTGGCGCAGCTGATCGGCGGCGATGTTGCCTTCGCTCATATCAGGCGCCCCATTTCATAGCCGAGGAAGGCCGCGACTGCGGTGCTCATGTCGAAGCGCATATTTTGCGGTGCACTCGCGACCACGGCCACGGCACCTTCGAGATGCATCTGAAGCAAGGACCAGATCATTTGATCGGGCGGGATATTGTCGTCCTGGGCCACTTCGCGAAGTTCCGGCTCCAGACCGACCACTGTCGCTTCCTTGAGGCGCTGAACGACCTGTTCGGACAATGCTGGCCCGATCATCCCTGCCACCACCAGAACAGGGCGGATACGATCAAACCGGCGATGGTGCCGGCCATCCAGAGGCGGTTGAATTCGCGCAGATCGGCGGCGATGTCCGCGTCCGTATCGTCAATAAAGGTCAGGCGGGGGGCGGGCTGATGCCAGAAGGCGGTGTCGGGATCATCCAGCGCATAGTCGCGGCGGCCATGCTTGCTGGGGCGGAAGGGCGCGTTCATGGGATCAGTTCTCCTTTGCGAAGGACCGGGACGGGGCAGGGACGCAGGCGGTGCAGCTGTCGGGCCCCGACCAGCTGCAGGTGGCATGGCCGTCGAAGCAGGCATCCTGCTCGGAGCAGCCGCAGGTCATGCAGAGGCGCGGGGCGGGGTCGATCGCGTCCTCGCCATAGCTGCGGATGGTGATGAGCTGCCCCAGGACGGTGCGGGAAAAGCGGAAGGCATCCGCCAGGGTGGCGATGACGTCGGGGCTCAGCGCGGCGATGTCGCGCTCGATACGGTCGATCCACGCGACCTTGTCGACGCCGCCCCAGCGCGGGTTGGTGTGGACCATGGCCGCCAGGTCGATGATCGTCAGGCCAGCGGCGACGCGGCGCTTTTTCAGATAGGTGCCGGGGGTCATCATCGGGCGGCGCTCCCATAAGCGGGCAACAGAAAGGCCATCCCGGAAGCGCGGTGCGCCGGGTGGCTGGGCTTTCTTCATCGGGTTTTGATCGGCGGCGTCCCGCCGGGCGATCAGGGCGGGGCCTGGGCGCGTGGGGCGTCGACCTGTTCGAGGACGAGCAGGGCGCGTTTCATCGACTCGATCGCCTCGATCAGTTCGCGCTGCGCCTCCCGCCGGTCACCTGCGGTGGCGTCGGGCAGGGCGGCGTCGATCAGGGCGGCTTCGGCCTGTCCGGTTTCGCGGACGACGACGGACGCGAGCTGGAGGATGTCGAAGGCGTTGACGAAGGATGTGCGCTGGGCCGCGCCGACCATATAGCCATAGGCCTCATAGCAGGGCAGGCCAGCGCCGCCGGCCGCCTGAAAGGCGATGTCGAGCGCGATCGCGGCGGGCAGGTTGATCTGCTCGTCCCGGTCCTCGTCGCCCCAGGCGCGCACGGTGCGTTCGGCATAGCCGGTGAGCCGCGCCATGTCGGCCCAGCTGCCCGGCAATTGCCCGGCGATGCGCGCGAGCGCTGCGTCGAGCGAGATGGGCGCGCGCTCCTTCGTCATTGTCCGGCACCCCGCATCGGTGCGACCCGAAGGCCTTTTAGCCAACAGCGGGGCTTTGCCGTCGCGCGTGGTGCATCGGCCAGGATGCGGGCTGCAGACGGACGGGGATGGCCGGTGCACCCCAAAAGGACAGGAAGGAAGGCCGCCGCCGGATAACGGTTGTTCAGGGCGGATCCGGCGGCGGCAGTGTGCCCGGCGGCGTGTCGGGAGCCGGGGGTCAGGACGCGCAGCCCAAAGCCGCGCGAGGATTGGGAGAGACGGGGGCGTGCTAGCGCCATAGCGGAAAGGGATGCGATCATGGCCGCACCCCTTCGAGACGATCGTCGTCGCCTTGTGGCGATGGGATCGCTTCGCGCGGGTAGAGGTCGGGGCGAAGATCGTGGCGGGAAATGCCGGTGGCTTCTTCCACCTTCAGAACGTGTTCGGCGGGGAGGGGTTTTTCGGCGTCACCCTTATTGAGCCAGTGCCAGACAGCATGCTGCGATACCTTCAGAAGGCGGGCCAAAGCCGACTGCGAGCCGGCGGTCTCAACGGCCTGTTGCAGCGCTTGAATCGGGGACAGCGTCAAACTCATGCGTGTAGCTAAAGGAAAACGTTTAACGGAGTCAACATCTAAACGTTTCGTGCAGCCTAAACGAAAAGGTTTAGTTTAGCCGCGTGATCGAACCGACGCGCCTTTCGCATCTTCTGGCTGATCGTGAGCTCTCTCAGTCTGAGCTGGCACGCCGGGTAGGCGTCAGCCAAGCCACTATCTACAGGCTCGTTTCAGGGCTCGGCTATGGCTCCAAGCACATCCACAAGATTGCGCGCGAGTTGCAAACGACTCCGGCTTATCTCTCAGGGGAAACGGACGATCCGCAGGGGGACGCACCAGCGCTGCCAATGCTCGATGCGGACGAACGCGATCTAATCGACAGTTTTAAAAATCTGACCTCGGCCGATCGCCGGGCTTTGCTGCAGATCGCCAGGACAATGGCGGGAGGTCCAGTGCCGTCTCAGACGGTGCACGCCCCCGCGCGGGGATATCGAGGGGAAAAGACTAAGTAGCTGGATGGCGGCTTAGCGCGCCAATATGTCTGCGGTTAAGGGGGAAATAATGCGGGGAATCGTCGCGACAGTTTTGCTAGCGTTAAGCGTGGTGCCGACGGCATCCGCACAGATGGTCGAGAGCAGCATCGTCGCCAGCAACGGGTTAGCAGTGAAAGTGTCCACGGACGAGTTTGCTGGCCGAAAGGAATATTCGTCGGGGGAGTTCGACATCCAAGGCAGCGGCCGACAGCGTGGTCAGTTCATGGTGGCGAAGATTATACGACCCGGCCAAACGGCGCGATTGTCCATCCAAGGCTTCGTGACCTACTCTGGCGACTGGCATCGATATGACAGCGCGATCTTCAAGGGCGGCGAGGCCGTGGAGTTCACAAATATCGACCGAGACGTAATTAGCTGTCGCTATGGATGCTCCTATTCAGAGAGCTTTATCGCTTTTCCTACTCCGCAGCAGATCAAGAAATATGCGGAAGGCACGATCGTACCAATCCAGGTGAGGGGTGAGAATTCCGCCAACACGCTGCTGCTACAAATCCCGCTCAGCATCATCGCCGCTGTCGAAGAAGTCGCGAAGTGAAGCGCAACGTTGAATTTGGAGGGGGGCATTCATGAAGCTGGAAGACATCGAGATCATTGTCGGAAAACCGACCTTCGAATTCACGCCGATCCGCGCTCTGGAGGTCAAGTGCGAGGCATCCAACGCCTTGATGCCGGCACCGACAATCGAAGAAGCGAACGGACGCCTGCGGGCTCTGGCTGCCAAGGTTGGTGCTAATGCAGTCGTCGACGTCACATATGACAGCGGGATCAGCTTCACGTCTTGGAAGAGCCTGAAGGCGAGAGGGATGGCGGTGACGCGCGTGTCCGACGAGGTGACCTGCGACGTGTGCGCGGAGACGATCAAGCGCGCGGCGACCAAATGCCGCTATTGCGGCGCCGACAGGCAGACAGCCATGTTGCCGCCGACACCGGAAGTTCCTGACGAAACCCCGCCGTCTCCTGCGACAATGTCATCCGTCCATATGGAGCCGCTGAAGGATAACAATAACCCCGCGATCATCATCGGATTGATAGTCTTCGCCTTCGTGCTTCTATCACTATTCCTTTCGGCCGCGTCGGGTTGAGCCTCATTGTTCTACACAGCCTAGCTTTTTCAACGCTTTCCCCTTATGTTCTCCCACGCGCAGGGAGGCAGTTCGCGATGAAGGTCGAGGCGATCCGGCTGACGCCGACGATGGTCAGCCGCAAGTTGCAGCTGCTGGACTTCATCCGCGCCTTCTATTCCGCTCATGGGGTCGGGCCCACCATCACGGAAATGGCCAATGCGCTCGATTGCGCGCGATCGCGGATCCAGGACGCGGTGCGCAAGCTGGAGCGCGATCAGCTGATCAACCGGCAGCCGGGAAAGACGCGCGGGATCACGCCGATCAGCGCCCATGACGAGGCGGTGCGCCAGCTGCAGGCGATCGGCTACATCGTCAATCCCGGACGCCGGGAGCTGACGGCGCCGGCGCCGCCGTTGCTGGACTTGGACGATCGCGGCCGGTTGACCATCAATTAGGTCGACCATCGGGCAAGCGGTACAGAAGCGGTCCTGCCGCGCGCGCGCGGGCGCGGGCATATTGCGGTGATGATGATGCAGACCGTCCCCGCCATCGCCGATCCCGCCACCACGGCGCGCCGCCGCACCGACCAGGAACAGCGCCGGTTGCGCAAGCAGCGCGCCGCGATGCTGAAGCGCTGGTCGCACAAGCGCGAAGGCACACCGGAAACGCACGAGGCGCACAGCCGCCGGCGCGCGGGTGCGATCGCGCGGCTGCATGCGTCAGGGCTGCTGGATGACGATGAGGTGGCCTGGTCGCAGGAGATCGCTGCGGCGGCCGAGCGGATCATGGCGGATGCGCAAGTGCGCACGGCATCGCTGGAAACACGGGTCGACACGTCGCGGCACGGCGACGCGTTCTTCGAGGCGCTGGGCGCGGTGCGGCTGGAAATGGCCTATGGCCGGTGGCGGGCGCAGTTGGCACCGAAGGTTGCGGCGCTGGCGCTGGACGTCATCCTGCACGATGTCGGCCTGTCGCGCGCGGCGGCGGCGCACGGCGTGCATGTGCGGCGGGCGCGCCGGCTGCTGGTCGAAGCGCTGCATATGTGGGCGCGTGTCCATCGCGATGTGCGCAAGGAAGTCAGTGCGGCGGACCTGGTCGCGGCCCATGCGGGATTGCTGTAGAAGGATGCCATGACCGAATTAAAAGGCCGCAGCCGCTCCAACATCGTTCGATCGCGCGATGCCGCCTATGCCGATGCCGCAGAGCGCGTCCGGTTCCAGGCCAGCTTTGCCGAAAAGCTGCTCAATGCTTTGATGATCGCCAATGGTGGCGCGATCATTGGACTATTCACATTTCTGGGCAATCTCATCGGCAAGCAAGGCTCACCGATCCATGTGTCGGTGGTGCCGATCTGGGCCGCCTTCGTTTGTTTCGTTCTGGGCCTCGCGTTCACGCTCGCTGCGCACATCATGGCCTTTCTGTCGCAGCAGATGTTCTACTTTCAGGCTATGGAAGAGGCCGAGCGTTTCGACCGCGCCATCGTCATGGACGAACCGCAGATGGATCGCTCGGCCGAGATCGCGCATAACAGCAGCGGTAAACGTCATTATGCTCGAGGCATGGCGATGGCAGGTGTCGGCATTATCCTCTTCGTGGCCGGGTGCGCATCGGCTCTGCTAGGGCTGCTGCCCACGTAAAGTGCGGAGCGGTACAAAAACGGGCCTGCCAAAATGGCCATGAAAGTGCCAGAAACGACCCCGCGCTAAGTGCGTCCGAAGCCCGCCGATCCCCCCATCGGCGGGCTTTTTCGCGTCGATGGAGGTTCGATCATGGCTCAGACGCCTACCCGGCCTTCGATACCCGACAGTTTGGAAAATGCCAGCCATGCGCTGGACGAGCTGATCCGGGATGCCCGCCTGAACCCCCGCCGTCGCCATGATCTGCATCATGCCGACCTTGAAGAGCGGGCCCGGGCGATCGCGGCCTCCATCGTCGCCCCCTTTCGCGGGGACGCGTCGGCCGCGCCGATCGCGTTCGAAACGGACGGCAAGGCATCGCGCGGCTGGTGGGGTTGAGCCTGGAGAGCATCATGAGCAGTTTGACCCGCCGGATGGAAATTCGCGGCCTGAAGGCGCGCGGCTATGCGCGCACGCCCTATCGCATCGTCAAGGATCTATTGGGGCGCGAACGCCCGGTGCGCGTGGCGCGCGGCGGACTGATCCTGGGACCCGAGCCGGAATGTGCGCCGATCGGCTATCGCTGGCCGCGCGTGATGGATCTGCGCCGGGCCGCCGCGTCGTGACTCAGGTCGATATCGCCGCGCTTGAAAAGGTGGCGGAAGGCGAGGGCGAAGTCCGCGTGACGAAGCGGTGGCTGCGCACTGTCGTGGCGCAGCTGAAGGCGGCCGAAGCGGCTGATCGCGCTCGCGACATCTTTGGCCGCATGTACGGGAGCGGATCGCGGTGACCGTGCTTAATGGCGATGGCACAACGAGCGCCGGGCCCGGCGACGGCGTTGTGTCGCCAATGGCTGGCCAGCGCGAGATCGACGGCAAGCTCTATTGGACGAACGCCGATGGCGGGTTGATCCCCGACGACGTCGTCAAGCCGATCGACAAGCTGCAGGACGAACTGGTCCGCAAGATCATCGGCCATGCGCTGCCCCTGTCGGCGCAGATCGCGCGCTTTCGCCAGCACAGCTTTGATGATGTCGATGCGCTGGTCGCCCTGCTGGAGCAGGAATATCAGGCGCAGCGCGGCGGGGCGAAGGGCAACCTCGTCTTCACATCCTATGACGGCTGCTTTCAAATCAAGGTCGCGGTGGCGGACAATATCCTGTTCGGGCCGGAACTGCAGGTAGCGAAGGGCCTGGTCGACGAATGCCTGCGCGAATGGTCGGCCGACAGCCGCACCGAGATCCGCGCGATCATAACCCGCGCCTTCGACGTGGACAGCCAGGGCCGGTTGAACCGCAGCGCGCTCTTTTCGCTGTTGCGCTATGACATTGGTGACGGGCGGTGGCAGAGCGCGATGAAGGCCATACGCGACAGCATCCGCGTGGTTGGCTCCAAGCGCTATATCCGCATGTATCAGCGGGCCAATGCCCAGGCTGCATGGGAAGCCATCACCATCGACGTGGCGGCGGCATGAGCCCCGAGCTAGTCGCTGGTGAGCGGCTTATCCGTCAGCTGGAACGGTCGGCCGAGATTGCCGGGTGCGCCATCGATGTAGTGTGCTGGCGCAGCAGGGATGTGAGCGCGAGCATCTTCACCTGCGCCGAGCATCGCCTGACCGTGGCCGTCGCTGGTGCGCCTGGGCGGGCCTGGCTCGATACGCTGGACGAGAATTCGATGATCGTGCCCGGCCATGCGCTGGTGGCGCTGGGCGTTGGCGCAGTGGATGACAGCGGCAAGCGGCTGCTGGCCGAGATCGAGGCGCAGACGGCGCGCGAGGCCTGACGGTGCCGACGCAGGCACCGCGCTTTCGTCCTCCCGGTTGGCGGGCGCCTGAGCCTTGGGCGACGAGCACGGGCCGGTCGGCGCAGCAGCGAGGCTATGGTGCCGACCATCGGGCGATGCGCAAGCTGGTGATGGCCGAGGAGCCAATCTGCCGTCAGTGCTTGGCGGAAGGCGTCGTTCCCCCCCGAGCTACCGCCGTGGCAGACCACATCGTCAACCAAGCGGAAGGCGGCAAGACGGTCCGATCAAACTATCAAGGCCTCTGCTGGCCGCACAGCAAGGCCAAGACGGCGAAGGAGTCCGGCAGGGCCCGCCGCCGCAGCGGATGACGCCGGATGACCTCGGGTCCGCCGTCGGCTCCCAATCGGGGAGGGGGAGGGGTGATTTCCGGGGCGATCCCGGGGCCCACACCGCTCGTCAAACATTTTTGCGCGCGGTCGAATTCAAAGGGTAAAAAAGGGGGCGGGATGGCCAGTGGTGGATCCCGTCCAGGTGCGGGCCGGAAGCGCAAAGCGCCGGAATTGAAGGTCGTGCAAGGCACGTTTCGCGACGATCGCGACGGGAAAGTCAATGACGACGTCCCGCTCGGCCCAATGATCGCGCCGCTGCACCTGTCGGAAATCGCGCGCGGTCATTTTGAGACGATCGCCAATATCCTGGCCGAGCAGAAGCGGTCCAGCCCGCATTACGCCGAGCATGTCGGACTGCTCGCGGTCAGGCTGGAGCAAATCGCCATGTACCAGGCCGTGCTCGACATCGAAGGCTGCACCTATCGCAGCGAAAAGAAGGGCGAAGGTGGGCTGATCCAGGTCATGATCAAGGCGCATCCGGCTGTCGCGATGCTGTCCGAGGCGCTGCGGCACGCACAGTCGCTCCTCGGAGATCTGATGCTTAACCCATCTGCCGCCCTGAAGATCGCCAGCGGGCACAAGCAGGAAGCCGGCGACTTCGACGACTTCTGATGTGTCGGAGGCTCGAGATTATGCGGGGATCGCCCGCAAATATGCGAGCGACGTCTGCAGCGGCAAGCAGCCCGCCGGCCTGCAAATTCGGCTTCAATGCCGTCGGTTCCTGGATGAACTGAAGCTAAGCCGGAATCGTGCTGCGAAGTTTCCCTTCGTCTTTGACGAGGACGCCGCAGCGCGGCCATGTCGCTTCATCGAGAAGCTGCCGCATTCGAAGGGCAAATGGGCGCGCACGAAAGAGCGCCTAGTCCTGCAGCCGTGGCAGGTCTGGATCATCTGCACCACTTTCGGGTGGCTGCATAAGGCCGGGGCGCAAAAGGGGCTGCGCCGGTTCCGCCGGCTGTTTCTCGTCGTTCCTCGCAAGAACGGTAAGTCGGCGATCGCCGCCGGCATCGGCCTGTATATGCTGTGCGCCGACAATGAGTTCGGCGCCGAGGTCTATTCCGGCGCGACAAACGAAAAGCAGGCGTGGGAAGTATTCAAACCTGCCAGATTGATGGTCGACCGAACGCCGGCGCTCAAGCGGCGCTTCGGGATCGAGCTCACCGCCAAGGCGATCAGCCGGATCCAGGACGGATCGAAGTTCGAGACGATCATCGGAGATCCCGGCGATGGCCAATCGCCCAGCTGCTCGATCCATGACGAATATCACGAGCATGCCGATGACGGTCAGGTCGACACCATGGTCACCGGCATGGGCGCGCGCGACCAACCGCTGCAACTGCTGATCACCACCGCCGGCGACAACCTCGCCGGCCCCTGTTACGCCCTGATCCAGGAGGAACGGAAGAAACTGGCCGGGATCGGCCACGATGGCGGTCCACCGCTCGATGACGAGACGCTCTTCGTCGAGTATTCAATCGACGAGGCGGACGACTGGAAGTCGGAGACCGCGCTCCGCAAGGCCAATCCGAACGCTGATGTTTCGGTGTCGATGGACTTCCTGCGCGCGAGACAACGCGATGCCGTCGCCACGCCCCGGAAGGCCGGCGTCTTCAAGACGAAGCACCTCAATCTCTGGGTGTCGGCGAAGGCCGCCTATTTCGATGTGGAAGCCTGGCGCAAATGCAAGGATCCGGAAGTGCCCGAACGGGCGCGGGATGCGCTGAAGCTTGAATGGCTGCGCGGCCGGAAGGCGATCGTCGGTCTCGACATGGCGTCGAAGGTCGATATCGCTGCGGTCGAGGTACTCGTGCTGCCGATCGGCGAGAAGGCCACCCGAGACGATCCCTATATCCGCTTCGGGTTCTATTTCCTGCCGGCGGACACCGTTGCCGACGTGCCGCACTATCAGGGATGGGACAGCCAGAACCTTCTGGACGTCACGATCGGCAATATCGTCGATTATGACGAGATCGAGGATCTGCTGAAGGAGTTGCAGCAGGTCCTGGAGATCGTGGCGGTCCCTTACGACCCGTTTCAGGCTACACAGCTTTCCACGCGCTTGGCGAAGGAGGGATTTCCCGTGGTCGAATACCGGCCAACGGTGCTGAACTTCAGCGAGCCGATGAAGCAGCTGGACGCGGCGATGCGGGCCCGCCTCATCATCCATGGCGGCGACCCGGTGATGGAGTGGGAAATCTCCAACGTGGTCGGCACGCCGGACAAGAAAGACAATGTCTACCCGAACAAGCCGGACGGGCAGGCGCATCTGAAGATCGACAATCCGGTCGCGCTGATGAGCGCGATCGGCGTCCACATGGGCCAGGAGGAAGACGAAGTGCCTGCATCGCCCTGGGATGATCCGGAATTCAGCATTAGCGGGGCGGACGAAGCCTGATGTCGCCCGATGATTATGTCCGGCAGAACCTTGCGCGCCGCGAAATGCGCTCGCTCGAGGATCCTACCTATCGCCTGAGCGAAAATCCCGAAGCGTTGCTGGCGATGCTGGGGGTGCTGGACAGTCGCGGAGCCTTGCCCCCGGTTTCGATCGACGCGGCGCTCGGCGTCCCGGGTGTTATGTGCGCAGTGGGGTTCCTATCGCGCGCACTGGCCAGCCTTCCCCTTCACGCCTTCCGCGGTGGCGAAGGCGGAGAGAAGCAGGACGGCCAGCTCGCCATGCTGCTCAACGAGGCGCCCAACGAAGAGACGTCCAGCTTCGAATGGCGCCGCCACAAGTGGCAGCAGGTTTTCACCGGCGGCCGAGGCATGAGTTACATTGAACGCGTCGGGACCAAACCCGTCGCGATCTGGCCCATGGACCCCAAGGAAGCTTCGATCCGGCGACGCGACGGCCGCAAATACTTCGTCTACGAAGGACGCGAATATCGCGCGGCTGATGTCATCGACGTCTGCTTTATGCCGAAGTCCGACCTGGTGGGCCATTACAGCCCGATCTTCCTCGGTCGCAAGGCGATCGCGCTGGCTATCGCCATGAATGATTTCGCCGGCAGCTTTTTCGCGAGCGGCGGCGTGCCTCCGCTCTCTCTGGAAGGGCCTCTGCCGCAAGGCGCGGAGGCGTTCAAGCGGGCGCAGGCGGACATCAAGCGCGCAATCGACATGGCGAAGAAGGCCGGCGCGCCCTTCTTTGGGATGCCGCCTGGACACGCGCTGAAGCCGATCGGCATCGAGCCCGCAAAGGGCCAGATGACCGAAGCGCGCCTCTTTCAGATCCAGGAGGTGGCCCGAATCTGGGGCCTGCCTCCAGTGTTCGTCCAGGATTTGTCGAAGGGCACCTTTTCCAACACCGAGCAGCAGGATCTGCAGCTGGTGAAACATACGCTTGGCCAATGGGCCAAGGCCTTCGAGGACGAGCTCAACCTAAAGCTGTTCGGCCAGCGCCGGCGCAGCCGCAAGGTCAAGCATAACCTTGATGGCATGCAGCGCGGGGCGTTCAAGGACAGAATCGAGGGTATCGCCCGCGCTATCATGACCGGCCAGATGACACCGGATGAGGGGCGCGCGCTCGAGGATCGGCCGCCCGATCCATCCGGCGCCGGCGCCAAGCTCTATATTCAGGGGGCCACGGTGCCACTCGGCACTGCGCCCTTGGGACACAATGGCGGTCCTCCGCTCAACGACAATGAGGAGAGCGGCGACGATGCCGACACCGACAAAACCCAAGACTGACGATCGCGAGGTCCGTGCGCTGACCGAAGGGCTGGAGCTCCGTTCGCTCGAAGGCGCGACAGACACCCGGACCGCCGCCGGCTATGCCGTGCTGTACGACCAGGAGGCGAATGTCTTCGATCTCTGGATCGAGACGATCGCGCCCGGAGCATTCGACAAGTCCCTGCAGCAGCGGGACGTCCTGGCTATCCATAGTCATGACACAGGACGGGTTCTGGGTCGGAAAAATGCCGGAACTCTGTCGCTGCGGTCTGACGCCAAGGGGCTCGCCTTCGAAAACCCGCTGCCCGACACATCGGACGGGCGCGATCTGGCCGTGCAGATCGAGCGCGGCGACATCCCCGGAATGTCTTTCGGATTTCGCGCGACGAAACAGGAGTGGGACGATTCCGTAGATCCCCCCCGCCGCACGATCCTGGAAGGCGAGCTTTACGAGATCACCTACACCCCGGTGCCGGTATGGAGCCAGACCGAGGTCGGGCTGCGATCCCTTGAAGGCGCTCGCCAGGAACGCCGCAGCCACAACAAGGCCGGTGCGATCGGAAGAATTGCCAGCAAACGCATGCGATTGGCGCAGGCCGAACGCAAGATCTGAGTTCCCGGTCAGGCCGGAGGTGGCGAAAGCACCCGCTTCTCGCCCTGCATGCCCCGCGAGCCGGGGCCTTTTCTTTATCAGGAGCATGAGATGACTATTCTCACCCAATATTATGAGGAGCGGGGCCAGCTCGTCGCGGAGGCGCGCGACCTGCTCAGCCAGGCCGAGAAGGAAACCGACACCAGCAAGGCTACCGAGCTGGAGCAGCGCCACGATGCCATCATGGGCAAAGTCGATGCGCTGGATCTGCGGATCAAGCGCGAAGAGCGCACCGCAGCCGCCGAGCGCGATGAAGAGGAACGCCGATCGCGCAACCGCCCGCGTGGTCGTGATGTGCATCATCGCGGCCAGGAAGGCGGCGAAGGCGAAGAGCGCAGCGACGAACAGCTGCAGGCGGAATATCGCGATGTCTTCTACGCAATGCTGAGCGAGGGCGGCGACGTCGGCGCTCTCACGGCCGAACAGCGCTCTTTGCTGCGTCGCGGCTACGTGGAAAACCGGACGCAGACTGCGGGCTCGCCGGCTGCCGGCGGCTACACGGTTCCCACCACGCTGGCGAACCGCATCGTCGAAACCATGCTCGATTGGGGACCGATGTATGATCCGGGCATCACCGACGAGATGGTCACCAGTTCGGGCAACCCCTTCGACATCCCGACCAACGACGACACCGGCAATAGCGCAGACGCGCTCGACGAGGCGGAAGACCTGCTGGAAGACGACAGCGGCGATCTGGAATTCGGCGAGGCGAGCCTCAGCGCCTATGTGGACGCGACGCCCTGGCTGAAGATCAGCTTCGAATTGCTCCAGGACTCCGTGTTCAACATCGAGCGCTTCGTCGGCCGCAAGCTGGGCGAGCGCCTCGGCCGGCGTGCCAATCGGCAGTTGACCATCGGCACCGGCGTCAACCAGGCCCGCGGCATCGTCGTCGCCTCGTCCATTGGAAAGACCGCCGCCTCGGCGACCGCGATCGTCGCCGACGAGCTGATCGACCTGCAGCATTCGGTCAACCAGGCCTACCGCCGCAGCCCTTCGTGCCGCTGGATGTTCTCGGACACCACCCTGGCCGCGATCCGCAAGCTCAAGGACGGACAGGGCAACTTCCTGTGGCAGATGGGCGATGTCCGTGCCAACGCGCCCGACATCATCCTCGGCAAGCCTTATTCCGTCAACGACGACGTGCCGCAGATGGCGACGGGCAACCGATCGGTGCTGTTCGGCGACTTCAGCCGCTATACCGTCCGAAAGGTCGGATCGCCCCTGATCGGCACGGTACGGGAACGCTTCTGGCCCAAGGTCGGCATGGCGGGTCTCATCCGTTACGACGGCGATCTGCTCGATGCGGCCGCGGTGAAGCACCTGAAGCAGGCGTAAGCGCCGCTCTGAAACCCGGGAGCGGCGTTGCCGCTCCCGGCGCGAGAGAGGAACTCCCATGGTCAACAAGACATCCACCGCGCGTCCTGCGCGCCGTTCCGCCGCGGCACCTGCCCCGACGGCCAATGTAGCAACTCAGCCGGGGGCGGCAGTTGCTGGCCAAGTCGAATCTGCCGAAGGGCCGACACGCTGGCTCGAAATGAAGGTCGGGATCTCGGGCACCCAATATTCGCTGTCGCCCGGCTGGAAACATCCGTTCTGCGATCAGCCCGGTCCCGATGGCGAGCCTTCCGAAGCGCAGCGCCTCATCGACGCGGGCTTCGCGTTCGAGACCGATCCGCCGGCGGACGCCTGATCCATGCTCAGCGCGCCGATCGTCGTCACACCACCCGAGGGCGATGTCATCGACCCGGCGAAGATGAAGCTGTTCCTTCGCATCGATGGCGACGACCTGGACGGCGAGATCGCGGATTATGTGACGGGCGTTGCGGCCGAGATCGAGCGAATGACGTCCATTCGCCTGCAGGAGCAGGTGGTCCAGATCCAGGCCGACAATTTCGATGATCTCCGTCACCTCAATGTCGGACCTGTCGCGGAGGTGGTTTCGCTATCCTATCGCGATCGTTCCGGCGCAGAGATCGCGGTCGCGGACGGTGCCTATGAACTGTTTGGCACTGACCTCGATCGCGGCATTCGCCCAGCGCCAGGCTTGTCCTGGCCGGTACCCGTTGCAGGCAGCGTGCGCGTCACCATGAAGGTAGGATATGGGGAAAGCCTCCCGCCTTCCCTGTCGATCGCCTTGAAGGAAGCGGTGCGAGCCCGGTTCGACGGCACAACGTTCGATCTTTTTGCCGCCACCGTGAATGATCGAATCTGGCTATGAGCGCGAACCGATGGTCGGATAGCCGGAAGCGGCGTCATAAGCTGCTGATCCGACGGGTGGAGGAGATCGAAGACGGCAAGGGAGCGTATATCCCCAGCTGGACGACGATCGCCGAGCCCTGGGCTGAAGCGGAAGGGCTCAACGGTCGAGAGGCCATGCTGGATCAGAGCCTGCAGAGCATCGCCGTCTATCGATTCAGAACGCGGTACACCGACAAGATCAAGACGGCCGACCAAGTCCGTTTCGGCGAGCTGAACCTGAACATCACCTCCGCTGTCGACCCGATCGGCACCCGGCGCGATCTGATCATCATCGCCACGACCGAGGGCGCGCGGAGCGATGCGCCATGATGCAATATTCGCGGCTTGAAGGCACGGAGATGGTGCTTCGTCGCTTCGACCAGATCAGCGATGCCGCGCACGATCAGCTGGGCGTCGAGCTGGCGATCATCGGCCGGGATTTGCGCGAACGGCAACAGGCGGCAGCGCCGGAGCGCACCGGCGCGCTGCGCGGCGGGCTGAGCGTCTGGCTGATGCTCGAGCAGCTGAAGGTCCGCATCGGCCTGCTGACGCAGGGCCGCGGCAAGAGCAACCTGTTCTACGGGCGCATCATCGAATTCGGCCGGAAGGCGCAGACGGTCATCGTTCAGCGCCGGCGGCGGGTGAAGGTCGCGATCGGCGGCGGCGAGCAGAAGGCAATATTGCGCAAGGCGCGGGGACGGAAGCTGGCCGCCGATATCGCATCGACCTATTCCATGAAGGTGAAGGCGCGCGCGCCGCACCCTTTCATCTTCGTGCCCAATGCCCAGGAGGAGGCGACGCAGCGCCTCGTCAATTTCTGGGATCAGACGCTGTCCAAGGCCGGGGCCTGATCCATGAGCGATTTCGTCGACCTTTTCACGCCATCGCAGGACGCGGTGATCGCGAAGCTGAAGGCGGGCGTGCCGCCGGCGCTGGGATCCGTGCACCAGCATGTGAAGCAGGACACGCAGCCGCCCTTCGTCATGGTCGGGTCGATCGACGCCGCCAATGAAGGCAGCAAGGGCGCGCAGGCGGAAAATATGACCGTCGAACTGCATTTCGTGACCCGGGGGCCAAGCCGGGCCCCGCTCATGGCGCTGATGCACGCGGCGCGCGTCTGCCTGGAGGGCGCAGCGCTGGAGGCCGACGGCATCGCGTTCCAGCGCCCCATCTATCTGGGCGCGACCGTCAGCAATGCCGGCGCCGATGGCGTCACCTATGCCGGCATCAGCACCTTCGAATTCATCGCAGAGCCGGCCTAACCGGCAGGGAGACATCACATGGCAAACGAATATGGTCAGGACTGGCGCGTCTGTTTCGGCGACGGCGAGGAGGCGGAGGTATTCACCGCGCTGGGCGGCGAAACCGGCTTCAGCTTCCGCCGTTCCTCGCAGGAAATCGACATTTCCGACAAGGATAGCGGCGCCTATGGCGGCACCAGCTATGGCAAGCAGAAGATCACGATCAGCCCGTCGGGCAATCTGAAGCTGCCCGATGCCGCGTTCAAGCTGCTGTCGGACGCATCGAAGGCGCAGCCGCCCGAAATCAACCTTCAGATCAAGAAGGGCAGCATCATCAAATATCATGGCACGGTGGCGATCGGCAATTTCTCGTCCGAGCACCCGCAGACTGGCGCGGTGACCTTCAGCTGCGACCTGTCGAACGTCGGCGCGCCGATCGTCGATGACCTGACGGCGACGGCCTGATGACGGCGCGTCGTCGGGCGGCAGGGAGGGCCGCCAACGCCCAGCGCGGCGAGCATGAACTGACGCTCGCCGGTGTAACCTATCGGCTGCGCCCGTCGCACGACGCGATCGTCGCCATCGAGGAGGTGACGGGTCGCAGCATCATGGACCTGTACCGCGCGGGCAATGTCGGCGGCCTGACCCTGACGCAGCTGGGCCAGATCGCCGGCGAACTGATCCGCGCCGGCGCTGCCCAGGGGGACGAGCTCACCGCGCAGGTCGATGACGAGCGTATCGGCGAGTTGATCTTCGAAGAGGGCGTCTTTCGCGCGATGGCGCGGCTGACGTTGTGCCTGGTCGACGCGGCGTCGGGCGGTCGCACTGCATCGGGGGAAGCGAAGGCGGCTCCAGCAAAGCCGAGAAGGACCGCTGGCGCCGCCTGATGGGCCTTGCCCTCGAGAATTTCGGGTGGAGCGCCGACCAGTTCTGGTCGGCCACGCCCCACGAATATTGGTCGATGATCGACGCGCGGATCGCCGCGAACAAGCAACGGAGGTGATGGATGGCAGGCAGGGGCAACCGCCGCGATCTCTACCTCCAGGTATCCGGCGACATCAACGGCCTGCGCACTGCGATGACCGCCGGCAAGACGGTCATCAACGACTTCAACGGCGCTGCGATCAACGTGATCGAGGAGGTCGAAAAGGAACTGGCCAAGGTCGGCACCGGCGGCATGCCGGGCCTGAAACAGACGGAAAAGGCCTATCAGGACACGTTCCGCCGCATCGGCGAGGCTGCCCGCCAGGCCGCCAATGCCCCCACCGATCAGGCGGCCGCGCAGATCCTGGACGCGAATGCGACGCGCGAAGCGGCGGCCGCCGCCACGGCGAAGGCGCAGAGCCTGCGCACGCTGGCGGAAGCCGCCGCCCGCGCCGACCAGTCCACCGGCGGCGCTTCGACCGCGACGCGCGCTTATGCCGTCGCGGCCGCGACCGCCGCAGCCAATGCAGAGCAGGAGGCGGCCGCGCTGCGCGAGCAGCTGGTTGTGCTGCAGGCGGTCGAGCGCGAACTGGGCACCAGCACCACGGCCCACCGCAAGCAGGTCGCGGTGTCGGGCGAAGCGCGCGCGGGCTATCAGCAACTGTCCTATCAGCTGGGCGACGTCGCGACCCAATATGCGTCCGGGACATCGGCATCAATCATCTTCGCGCAACAGTCGGGTCAGGTCATCCAGGCGATCAGCCTGATCACCGGCGAGACCAAGGGTTTTCTCGGCTTCCTCGGCGGCCCGTGGGGCATCGCCTTGGGCGCAGCCGTCGTGGCGCTGACCCCATGGGTGGCGAAGCTGCTGGAGGGCAACGACGCGTTGGGCGACGCGATCGAGAAGCTGAAGAAGGACGCGCAAGAGGCGGAAATATCCCGACAGGCGCACGCCGCCTATACCAATACGCTGGAGGGCCAGATCGATGCGCAGCGCCGGCTCAATCAAGAAATGGAGCGAGGCCTTCAAAGCCAGCGGCAAATCAATGCCGCCAAACTGGCGGACGCGCTCAGCGCCGAGGTAAAAGGCACTTTCGAATTGGCCAAAGCCGAGCGCGAACTCGCCGCCGCTCGCAAGAACTCGGCTGACGCAAATGCACTGGTCAACAATCCCCGTTTCGGCACCACGCCCGAACAGATGGAGGTGTATGTCGCCGCCGCCGCCGCCGCCGAGCAGCGCCTACGGGAGGCCGAGCAGGCAAAGCGGAACGCCGAAAGTCTGATTGAAGATGCCCGGCGGACGCAACGAACGGCGCGAATAGCAGCAGCTAAAGAACGTGCCGAGGCGGCCGCCGACCCCGTGAAAGCGATCAATGCCCGCTATGACAGGGAGATCGAACGCGCAACGGCCTTGGCAGGTGCAAACGACCAGCTCGCGAAAAGCTACGATGCCACAGTTACCGCGATCAACAAGAGGCGTGAGGCTGACCTAAAAGCGGAACAGGAGCGGAAGGCGGCCGAGACGCGGGCTGCAAGCGATGCCCGGAACGGCCGCCTGACACCTCGAAGCGTCGGCGGCATGCTGACGGATCAGTTTGGCGGCACGATCACGTCCACGACCGGTGGGAAGCATGTCGCGGGATCCTACCATTATCGCGGTCAGGCGGTCGATTTCGTGCCGAAGGGCGGCATGGGTTCGGTGTCGAAGGCTGAAATCCGGGCCTATCTGGAAAGCCAGGGCGTCAGCATCAAGGAACTGCTTGGCCCCGGCGACAAAGATCACGACGATCATTTCCATGTCGCATTCGGCAAATCACAGCGCGGAAGCGACGCGATCGCGCGGTCGGCCGAGAGCGCCGCGAACCGTCAGACCCGCGACGAGGACGCCTATGCGTCGCTGCTGAGCCGGGTGAAGGACCAGCAGCTGCGTGTCGAGCAGTCGCGCCTCGTGACGATCAGCGAACTTGCCGACAATGACCGGCGCCAGGTCGACCTGGCCCGGGAGGATATCGAGCGGGCGGCCGACAAGGGCGTCGCGCTGAAAAAATGGACCGAGGCCGAGGCTGAGGCGGTCAAGCTGATCGCGTCGGAAAATGCCGAGAAGGAAAAGGCGGTGATCGCCGAGCGCGAGCGCGTCGCACTGCGTCAACAGGCAATCGACAGTGAGATGGTGCAGCTTGACGGTCAAGCCGAGTTGCTTCAGCTGCAGGACCAACTTGCGGGGACCGCTAAGGAACGTCGCCGCATTGCCCTGCAGCTACTGGAGATCGAGGGCAAGCAGGCGCGCCTCGCCATCCAACGGCAGATGGAGGCGGAGAAGGATCCCGCCCGGCGCGCGCAGCTGGCCGATGAATATAGTTTTCAGCAGCGATCGGAAGCGTTGCGCCGCGAGGTCCTCGCTCGTCAAAATGCAGGTCCGATGGACAAGTACCGGCAGGAACTCGCGGATTTCGACTATGATGACGCACTGGAGACGGCTGAGGTCCGCTTCTTCGAAAATCTCAATGATGAGCTCGCAGAAAGCGCCACGCGCTTCATCAAACTGAAGGGCGTCGCTGGCGACTTCTTCAACCAGTTGATCGCCGATGTCATCCGGCTGCAGATCAAGCAGGCGATGGCCGGCGGCGGGGGCCTGATCGGCGGGATCATTAAGTTCGGAGGCAGCCTGCTGGGCATCAGCGGCGGCGGCAACGCGATAGCGGGGTCGCTCGAGACTGCCTATGGCAATGTCGCCAGCATGGCGGATGCGCTGGGACCCGGGTTCATCGCCGGCGGTTGGACCGGGAATGGTGCGCGTGGATCCGTCGCGGGCGTCGTGCACGGCCAGGAATATGTGTTCGACGCCGCGTCCACCGCGCGAATCGGGGTGGATACGCTGGACGCGCTGCGTGCCGGCACGCTGACCAGCAAGGTGCCGACGATGCCCAGCGTGGCGTCGGCCGAGCGCGCGGTGTCGGGTTCCTATCCGCCGTTGCAGATCGGGCTGAATGTCATGCCGTCCCCCTATTTCAATGTGGAGGTGGATGGCCGTGCCGCCGCAGTCGCCGCACCGATGGCGTCGGCCGCCGCGAGCGCGGGATCGAACGGCGCGCAGACGGCGATCGCGCGGCAGCGCAATCGGGTGATTCCATGATCATCCTGCCGGCGCGGCCGGGCCGTCGCCTCGATGCGCCACGACTGATCGACTTTGGCGGGTTCCTGACGCCCGACAGCGGCGGGCCGATGCAGCGCATCAACCGCCTGGGCAACCGCTATGCGCTGGCCATCACCATGCCGCCAGTTCGGGGCGCGGCTGGGCGCATCCTGGTCAACCGCCTGATCCGGGGCAAGATGGAAGGCGTGCGCACCAACTGGCCGCTCGACGACTTCGATCCTGGCACGCCCAATGTAGCGAACGGATCGGCGATCGTCATCGATGGCGCGGGGCAGGGCGGGACGACGTTGGCGGTGATGAACGTCGCGCCACGCTATGCCTTTCGCGAAGGACAGCCGATCAGCCTGGAGATTTCCGGCCAGCATTATTTCGATTTCGTCAGCGCGCCCGCAAAGGCCGGCGCCGACGGCAAAGTGTCGCTGCAGCTGACGCTGCCGCTGCGCAAGCCTCCCGTCACGGGATCCGTCCTGCATGTCGCCAAGCCCATGATCGAGGGCTTCATCGTGGGCAGCGAGATCGCCTGGGAACAGGCGCTGTCGGGATACCGGGAAAATATCCAGTTCGAGATCCAGGAGGCGCGCTGATGGCCTTCACCGGATCTGTGCTGACGCTGGTCGCGCTGATGAAGATCGAACTGCCCGACCGAACGATTCGCATGTGCGATGGCGGGTTCGTTTACTGGAGCGAGGAGCTTTACGACAGTGTCGACGAATTGTTCGGCACGATCGGCAGCGCCGAAGCATTCGAGGAAAAGACCGGTGACGAAGCGCCCGGTGGCAAGATGACGTTCCTGCCGCCGTCCACCGCCGCCGGCATCGCGATCAACAATCCGGCCATGCAGGGATCGCGCATGCGGTTCTGGCTGGGCGAGGTCGACCGATCGATCGGCAGGGTCATGGGCATGCCGGAATTGTCGGCGGACCTGACGATCGACACGGTCACGCCCAAGGCGTCAAAAGGGCGGCGCGAAATCGACGTGGAATTCGAAAGTACGGCGCGGCGCCTGTTCCTGGTAATGCGCGGGCAGGCGTTGTCGAACCGGTTTCATCAGAAATGTTTTCCCGGGGAGATGGGCATGGCCAATGCGACCGGCATGCCGCGATCGACCGCGTGGGGCGCGGATAACCCTTCGTGAAGGATCTGGAGCGACGGCGGCTGGCCCTGGAAGCGACCGCCAACAAATATCGCGGGAAAGTGCTGGACTTTCACACGGCCGATTGCGTGCGCATGGTGCGGTTTCACTTGCTTCAGATGGGGCACAAACCGCCGACGCTGCCACGCTACCGATCGCTGACCGGCGCGGTGCGGGCGATGAAGGCCGCCGGCGGGCTGGTCGCGGCGTTCGACGCCATCCTGCCCCGAATCGCGCCGGCCATGATGCTGGACGCCGATATCGCAGTGATCGCCGGCGATGGCGGAGACGCGGCGCTGATCCGGTGCGGGTATAAATTCATGGGCTGGCATCAGGATCATGACGAGGCGGTGAACCTGATGGTCGACCTGGGCAACATCACTGCGGCCTGGCGCGCCTGACATGAGGGCCCTGCGAACCGTAGCCATGGTGGCGGGTGTCGCCGCGCTGGCGACGACCGGGTTCGGCGCGATCGGCGGTGCGCAGCTGCTGCTGGGCAATACGGTGCAGGCGGCCGCGCTGGCCAATACGGTGAGCTCCGTCGCGTCGATCGCCACGGCCGTGTCGGCGGCTGCCTCGGTCGGCGCGCAGCTGCTGCAAAAGAAGCCCGGCATCCTGGGCGGCGTCAATCAGGTGACGATCGATGCGAATGCGCCGGTCCCCTATGGCATGGGCCGATGCTTCACCGCCGGCACGCTGCGCCACGATGTCGGCTATGGCGGCAAGGTCGGGAAGACAAAGAATCCCTATCTGTCCAAGGTCATGATCTGGTCGGCGTCGACGGCCGCGATGATCGAGGCGGTGCTGTTCGACTGGAACACGATCGCCTTCAGCGGCAATTCCGCTGTCGGTTATTACAACAGCTGGCTCTATCTAGACCGGCAGCTGGGCCTGCGGCCCGAGCCCGACGCGCTGGCAGGCCCGTGGGGCGCCATTCCGGACTGGGGCTCAACCTACAAGCTGTCGGGCTATGCTGCGGGCCTCTTCAGCTATCGCTTCGATCGGGACAATAAGCGCTGGGCGAACGGCATTCCCGTCCATGGCGTCGTGGGCCGATGGGCCAAGGTCTATGACTGGCGCAAGGACGATATGTTTCCCGGCGGCGCGGGACCGCATCGCTGGGACGATGAGGACAGTTTTGAATATGATCCCAATGTCGCGCTGAACGCCGTTACCTATGCGCGGGGCCGCTACAACAGCAATGGATTCGCCGGCGTGCGCATGTGCGGGTGCGGTTTCGGCTATGACGAGATCGACTGGCCAGCCTGGACCGCCTTCGCCAATGTGTGTGAGGCCAATGGCTGGGAGGTCAACGGCTTCGTCTATGACGGCCCTGGCATCAGCCTGTGGGACAATCTGAAGCGCATCTGCGCGGCTGGCGCGGCGACACCGGTGATCAGCGGGGGGTTGCTTTCCGTCCGGTTCCAGTCGCCCAAGGTGGCACTCGACACGATCACGAATGACGATTTCGCGGAGGGCGAACGTGTTGCGCCGGGAATGCGCACCTATCGTGACCGCGTCAATTCGATGGTGCCGAAATACCGGTCGGAGGCGAATAAGTGGGAGTATGTCCAGTCCGACGCCATCACGGTCGAAGATTATGTCGCCCTCGACGGCGAGTTGAAGGAAGAGGAATGGCCTTGCGAACTGGTGACCGACAAGGACCAGAGCGCGCAGATCACATCCTATGAGCTCTACAATCGCCGTGAACTGACGGGGTGGACCTATCCGCTCAAACCGCGGCTCTGGCACATCAAGCTGGGCGAGGCCTATCATCTGATCGACCCCGAACTGGGCGTCGACCATCTCGTGGTGGTGGCGGCGATCACGAAGGATATCGGGACGGCAACCGTCACCGTGACCTTCGAAACCGAGACGACGGAAAAGCATGCCGCCGCGCTGGCGGCGACCGGCACCGCGCCGCCGCCGCCGACGCTGGTGCCGCCTGGCGAGGCGGATGACGATGCCTGGAGCGGTCTGGATGCCGTCAGCGAGCTGACGGTTGATGGTGGTATCGGCGAAGCGGTCCTGCATTGGCAGAATCCCACGCAGTCGATCTTCAAATATTGCCGGGCCTATCGCGGAACGATCGACGATATCGGCGCCGCCTCGGAAGTGGCCGGGCCGATCTATGGCGGCCTGGGCCAGCTGCAGAAGATAACCGACCCGGCGGCGGCCGGTGACTATCTGTGGTGGGTGGTCGCTTTCGACGTCGACAACAACCCGAGCGAGCCCGCCGGGCCGATCAGCGCCACGATCAGCTGAAGGAAAGAAAAATGCACTTTATGACCGCGCCGCGCTTTGCGGCTCGCGGCGCGATAGCGCGCGCGTCATGAGCGTGACCCGCGACCTGTTCGCTGCCCGTAATCGGCCCTTCGGCGTCGTGCTGGAGCTTGATTATGAGGGCGCGGAGCTGCCGCTGACCGGGGCCAGCATTTCGATGCAGGTGCGGCAATATGCCGGTCAGCCCGGCGAACCGATCGGCGAGCATGTCGATGTGCCCTTTACCGATGCCGCGCATGAAAGCGAGCCTGGCCTTCGCACGTTGCGCGTGGAGCCAGCCCTGTCGCGCGCGACGCTGGAAGCGATGCCGACCGGGCTCAATGCGCCCGAAGTCGGGGAAGCGGACCGGCATTTCCACGAAATCAAGCTGACCTATGCGGACGGGGCGCAAGACACGCTCTGGACCGGCGCCTTCTTCCTTGAGCCCGGAGTGGACGACACATGAATTTGCAGACGCCTATCAGGGACCGCGCGCGCGGTCTGCGCGGTCCTGGCCTGACCAGCGAGCAGGAAGCGCAGGTGGAAGAAGCGATCGCGGCCGGCGAGGCCATTCCCAATATTCGGCCGACGTCGGGCGAGCAGCTGCCGTTCACTTCCGCGCTCAATGGCGCGAACGGTGGGGCCGTGGCGATCGTCGAAGGCGGGCGGGTCGTCGGTTTCACCATCCCCGCAGGGCAGACGGGCGCGGGCTCCTTCACGCTGCCGCGCACCTTCTTCACTAAGGAAGAGGCGCAGCGCCTGAAGGGTTGCACCATCCGCTTTCCCGTCGTGATGGAAGCCAGTGTCGGCTTCCGGGCGGCGACGCCATTTGGCGGCAACGCCGTGCGGGCCGATCGCGACACTGGCTTTATCGACCTGAACGAAGGATCGGCGCTGGCGGCGGAGCAAGCCGAGGGCAGCACGGTCCTGACCCGCGATTATCTCTATGTGATGCAGGGCGACGAAATTTGGGTCGGGCCGACGCTGCAGATCGCGCCCAATGCGCCGACCAGCGCCGTGCGCTATTTCAAGGTGACGTCCTGCGTTTATGAAGTCGTCGCCACGCCGGCGTCTACCGCCACCACGGGTGCGGATGCGGTACTGGACAATCGCTTCGCGGCGACGGCGCCCAAGGTCGATGTGTTCCGGTCGATCGAGCCCGCGCTGAAGATGAATGGCGGCGCGCAGGTCCTGCTGGACGCGGCGGGCCGCGACATGGGCGCGACCGTGGAGATCGGCGCCACGGGCGCGGGCACCATCCTCCAATGGAAACTACCACTGACCGGCGCATTGCGCGAAGCAATGCAGGGCGGGCAGCCCGAACTGGAGCTGGTGTTCGAGACGAGTCCGGGATGGGACCGGGCCCATGCCATCAACATGCAGGCCGGCAAGTTCGACCTGACCTGGGTCGATTTCTTGACCGCCAACCGGCGCGATTATCAAACGATCGACCTGGCGACCGGTCAACGCACCAAGCGGGTGATGGGCTTTTCCTTCCTGGCGCCCGACGACCTGTCGGAATTTTCGGACCTGCGCGCCTATATCGCCCTTACTGACGCGACGCCGGCGACGGTTGCTGAGCGTATCCGCCTGACCGGCTATTCGATCAAGATGTTCCGAACGCGCGGCAATGGCGAATTGCCGGTGCCGCGCACGCTGATGCTGGCCGGCGAGGTGTCGCGCGCATCGGCCGTCGAACAGGCGCTGGCCACCGTCTATGGCACGGGCAAGCGGGTCGGGGCGCAGCTGCCCGTGTCGGACTATGGCAGCATTGCAGAAGCGCTGAAGGCGGCGACCGCGCTGGCGGGGCCCGGCGCGATCGCGATGGTCGAACTGGACGAAGGGACCTATTTCGAACACAGCTTGGGCAAGATCACCAACGGCACCGATGGGGTGCTGCCCGGCCAGGATGGCGCGTTCATCGGCCTTCGCGGCAAGGGCATGGGGCGCACGCGGATCGACGGGTCGCTGCCCGCCAACACGCCGATCGACGAGATCCGCGCGACCAGCACGATCGACTTTAACGCGAACCAGTATCTGGAAGGCGTGACCCTGATCGCCGAGGGCGAGCGCTATGGCGGCCATGTCGACAATGCCAATTACAAGAAAAATACCTGCCTGATCTGGCGACATGTCGAGGTGGAGCATCGCGGCAATGACGCGGCCGACGCCTATCATGGCACGACGGTCTGGCCATCGCAGCACCCGATCGCGATCGGCACCACGTCAGGGTCCTTCTACGGCTATTACGAATGCCGGCTGAAGGGTCGTCGTGCCGCCTTTTCCGCGCATGACCAGCGCAATTTCGAGCAGCCGTCGACGGTCGAATGGGTCGGCGGCCCCCTGACGGCCGTCGATACGACAGGCTGGAGCTATCGCCTCGAATCGATCGGGTCGATGGTCATGAACCGCGCGCTGCTGGCGCATGCGTCGCTGGGCGGGGAAATCAGCATGGCGGCGCAGCCATGGCTGCCCGATGAACCGGAAAATCAGCCGGCGGATCATCGCTGCTGGGAACTGACGGGCTATGGAAACAGCCCCGCCGCGTTCCGGATCCAAGATTTCGGCCGTGCGCTGCGGATCACGTCAGCGACGACCGGCCCGGGATCGAAGGTGGCCGTTTCCAACGCCGCAACGCCGATCCTGTTCGGCAAGACCGGAACGGAGGGCGTCACCCAGGTCGATGGCGATGTCGGCCTTTCGGGCTACGCCTATGGCTATATCGACATTTCCGACGCCAGCACCAAGGCGGACATCACCGCATTGAAGGCGAAGCTGGGCAACCGCACCGCTTCGCCGATCACGCTGACGGTGCATGTCGATGCGCTGGCGCCGATCGATATCGTCCTCAACAAAAATTATCTGGCGATGACCAATGCCGAAATCATCGCCGACATGAACGCGGCGCTGGGCGGCGTCGCCATCGTCTCTGAATATGCGGTTGGCGAACGCTATCGCCCCTTCTTTAGCGACGAAGAGCGGCAGCTGAAGAACAGCAGCGGCACGACGATCCTGATGGGCATGGCGCTGGCCGTCGACAGCGATGGCGCGGGCACGGTGCGGCCGATGACCGCGACCGACCTGCCCACCGCGTTCGCCGGCGTTGCTTGGGAGGATATTCGCCCCGGCGCGCATGGCCGGGTCAAAACGGATGGGTGGTTGCCCACGGCCGACCTGCTGCGTTCGGATGGCGGCAGCCCGAACCTTGGTACCACATTCGCGATCGACCCTGCCAAGCCTGGCTATGTCCTGTCCAACAACGTCAGTGGGTCGGGCATCCTGCCGGTCGTTCGTGGTTCGCTGGGCGCGGGACTGTGGACGGTCGCGGTTCGCACGCAGATTGATGGGCAGGATGTCGTCGATCAGGCGGCCGATCTGGTACAGGCAGCCTATGACACGATCGGCGCGCTGGGCGATCCCGACAATATTGAGGCGATTGGGCGGATACCAAGTGAAGGCGCGAATGTTATCCCCATCGACGGCAACGGCCTTTCACTCTCTCCCAGTGCCATTCTCACAGGTGCGCAGGCGGTCCTGCCGATCCATTTCAGATCGAGCAATATCTACCGCACCAAGCGGGCGCTGATTGCCGCGCATATTGCTGGTGATTCGCTGATTGATGACGGCCCGCGGCTGACATCTGCGATATTCGATGCGCTCAGGAAGGGGCGCGACTTAATCGTCACCGAGCCTATCTGGTGCAACACTGGCGCTGTTGTTACCGCCGAGGGCACGTTGTTAAAAATCATCGGCATGGGCGAGGGCAGCATTATCGGCGGTCCTGGTGTTGTAGGTCCTATCGTCAAAGCGTCAAACATTGCGGATGTCGGAGAGACCTTCGCCCGCTCAATCGACGCCATCGTTAACAATATCAAGTTTGACGCTCGCTTCGTACCAGGTGGCAACCTTACCAGC